TGGCACTGACCCGAATGCCGCATCCATGTTCGCTTTGGTTGTGCCTTCCTAATTGCAGTTGCGCCCCCTGCCCTAGTGGTGGGGGGACTTTTTTAACCTAATTAGGAGAAATCAAAATGGCTGCTGCTACCGCTGTTGTTTCAGACAGAAACAATGACTCTTTTCGGGGCTTGTTCAGTGACACATGGACAGTTACTTGCACTTTGAACTCTGCATCTGTTTCAGATCAAGCTGCTGCAACTGATACCGTGACTGTCCCTGGCGTTATCCTTGGCGACATGGTGATTGGTATGTCTGCTGGCGTAAGTGAGGCGGGTCTTGTTCGCCGCGCTTATGTCTCTGCTGCCGACACTGTGACCATTGCTACTACCAATACAACTGGTGGTGCTGTTGACTTGGCGTCAAGCACTGTCAAATTGGTAATTGCTCGTATGGTCTAAAGATTGGGGGGTTCGCCCCCCCTTTCTTGTTTTGGAGTTAATCAATGGCAACTTTTCGCTGTCTTCAGTCTGGTAACACAGTAAGTTTTACCTTGCAACATGACATTGACTCAATGAAGGGTCATCAAGGTTATGTTCGTATTGACGAGCAAGAAAAGGAACCTGATGCGTATGATGCCAATGCCGTGAGAACAGACACTGCTTTCACACCGCCAGTTGTACGGCGCATGGGTCGCCCAAGGAAAGTTGCAAATGTCTGATATAGACGCTAGAGATTTTGGAAAACTGGAGGCTCAAGTCGAGGCTCTCCAGAATGAAGTTCATACTTTGAGCAAAGATGTAAAGGCTTTGCTTGAGTTGGCGAACAAGAGTAAGGGTGGATTCTGGATGGGAATGACCATTGCTTCCACTGTTGGCGGCATACTTACCTATGTTGGTGAGAGGTTGCTCAAATGAAGGGCTTGCTCTCAGGCAAGTCTTGCCCTATTGCCACTCAGGATGTGACTGTTAACCTGAAAAACAGGAATAACGCATTCAAAGAGTTTGGCTATGGCCCACCTCACCCTGATGAAGCAAATGATGCTTTCTGGCTGAAAAAGGCCAAGATGTATAACGCTCCCACATCTACCATCAAAGGCATGGTGTGTGGAAACTGTGCCGCTTTCATTCAGACGCCCAAGATGATGGAGTGCATCACATCTGGGTTGGAAAAGGATGAAAACGAGGGTGAGTTGTCCTATGACGAGAACTTTGTCAAGGCGGCTAACCTGGGATACTGTGATCTGTTTCAATTCACCTGTGCAGCGGCCCGTACCTGTGATGCCTGGAAGTCTGGTGGGCCAATAACCAAGGAAAAAGCATGATGTACGGCAAGCCAATGAAAGAGTCAAAGTCTTCTTCAAAGAAGAAAAGTGTTCCTGTCACTGTCATGGTAGCAATTGGGAAACCAAAGATGCTCCCTAAAAAGGGTCAGCGCACTGCCACCAACATGATGAATAAAGCTAAAAAGGCAAAATAATGTCATCTTTAACCGCCCCCATCACCCTTTTAAACGCAGTTGTTGCAACTGGTGCATCTACAGCAGTTCAGGCAGATGCTGGTCAACCTGCATTCCTGCAAGTTTCTGGTATCACCAGTGCAACTGTAGCCTTGCAAGGTAGCTTGGATGGCACAAACTGGTCAACTATTGGCACTGCATTGACTGCAAATGGCATCATTACTGTCGCCAATGCTCCCAAGTATTTGAGAGCAAATTGCACTGTTTTTGTCACTGGAACCATCACAGCTAAGATTATGTACTAAGGAAACGCTATGAAAATGACCAAATCGGCTAAAAAGGTTGGAAAAGTCATGCGTGAGTACAAAGAGGGAACTTTGCATTCTGGGTCTAAAAAGGGGCCAGAAGTGACTTCCCGCAAGCAAGCAATTGCCATTGCATTGTCTGAAGCTGGCATGGCAAAACCTAAGAAGAAGGCCAAGAAATGAAGCCTGGACTTTATGCCAACATCAATGCCAAACAAGCCCGTATCAAGGCTGGTTCTGGCGAGAAGATGCGTAAGGTAGGGGCCAAGGGTGCGCCTACTGCCGCTGACTTTAAGCAAGCTGCAAAGACTGCAAAGAAAGTTAAAAAGGTGAAGTAGATGAAATCTCCTGTTTGGCAAACAAAAGCTGGTCAAAATCCAAAAGGCGGCTTGAATGCCAAGGGCAGATCATCTTATAATGCGGCAACTGGCGGGGACTTAAAACCTCCTGTCAAATCAGGGGATAATCCCCGTAGAGCAAGTTTCTTGGCTCGAATGGGTAACATGGATGGCCCTGAGTTCAAGAATGGTGAACCAACGAGACTGCTTCTTTCGCTAAAGGCATGGGGTGCAAACTCCAAAGCTGACGCAAAGGCAAAAGCTAAAGCTATATCCGCAAGGAACAAGGCAAAAGCGAAATGAGAGCATTATCAGTTGGTGTTAGTCCTACAGCGGCAGTAGACACAACAGTCTATACCTGTCCAAAGGGCTATTACGCCAAATTTACTGTAATGTATATACACAATACAGGTGGGTCTACCAAGAGCATAACTGTTCAATGGTATGACGCAAGCACTAATACCACTGTGGATATATTGACTCAATACACATTTGCATCAAAGACCTATCTTCAGTTTGATGGCAATGCCTACATTGTTTTAGAAGAAGATGACAAGTTAAAAATAACTACTGAAGCAGGAAGTTCCTTCAGTTTTATAGCCACATTTGAACAAGAAGGGTTGGCAAGAGCATGACACTACTAGAACTTGTCAACGATGTGTTGATTCGCTTGCGTGAGCCTGTTGTAACCACTTACAACGAAACCACCTATTCCACCCTTATTGCCAAGTTTGTCAACGATACAAAGCGTCAAGTTGAAGATGCTTTTAGTTGGAATGCACTTGGTCAAACAGTCACTATTACCACTGCTGCTGGCACATATTCGTATGCCTTAACTGGTGCTGGACAGAAGTTTCAGGTTCTTGATGCTATCAATGCAACGAGCAACATTGGACTTAAAAACACCACTTTTGTGGATATGAATCGTAAGCAGAACTTCTCTGTGGTTATGACGGGTATCCCAAGTGAATACAACTTTGATGGCGTAGATACAAGCTACAACACCAAAGTAACGCTGTATCCAAGGCCAGATGGTGTTTATAGCCTCATGTTTGCATTGGCAGTTCCACAAGCTACATTGGCAGCAGATAGCACTGTCATTCTTGTGCCTGATGTGGTTGTTGCTCAAGGTGCTTATGCAAGGGCATTGGTTGAGCGTGGTGAAGATGGTGGTCTGTCTTCATCTGAGGCTTACACACTGTTTCGATCCATGTTGTCGGATTACATTGCCTTGGAGGGCAGTCGTTATCCTGAGAATCAAGAGTTTATTCCGCAATGACACAGCAAATCCAGACATTTTCTGTCTCAGCCCCAGGCTTTTTTGGGCTGAACACACAGGACTCTCCGCTTGATTTAGCGGCTGGATACGCTGCGATTGCCACAAACTGCGTGATTGACCAGTATGGTCGCATTGGCTCTCGTAAGGGTTGGTCACGGGTAAATACATCTTCTGGCAACTTAGGCGCCAACAATGTTGGTGTCATCCATGAGTTGGTACAGACTGATGGCACTTTGACTGTTTTGTTCGCTGGAAACAACAAGCTGTTTAAACTCAGTGGCACAAGTGTTGTTGAGTTGACCTATGGGGGGGGAGGTACTGCCCCAACAATTACCGCAAGTAATTGGCAGTGCGCCTCCTTGAATGGAATCACATATTTCTTCCAGACAGGGCATGATGCTCTTGTTTATGACCCTGTTGTCAGCACCACCACATTCAAGCGTGTAACTGAGAAAACTGGTTATGTGGCGACTGTTCCACAAACCAACATTGTTATCTCTGCTTATGGGCGCTTGTGGACTGCCAATAGCACTGCTGACAATGTAACTGTCTATTTCTCTGACTTGTTGGCTGGTCATGTTTGGTCAACAGGCACATCTGGCAGCTTGGATATTTCTAGAGTTTGGCCTAATGGTTCAGATGAAATCACTGGTTTGGCGGCTCACAACGGGTTCTTGCTGATCTTTGGCAAGCGTCAAATCCTGATTTATTCAGGTGCAACTACGCCATCGAGCATTACCCTGCATGATGCTGTGAGCAACATTGGTTGCATTGCTAGGGACTCCATTGCCAACACAGGCAGTGATGTGATCTTCCTGTCAAACAGTGGTATTCGGTCGTTCCTGAGAACCATTCAAGAGAAGTCTGCCCCTTTGCGAGACTTGTCTAAGAATGTTCGCAATGACTTGATGACGATTGTGAATGCAGAGACATTGGCAAACATCAAGGCAGTCTATTCAGAGACAAATGCTTTCTACCTGATTAACTTCCCTCTTGCCACACAGACCTACTGCTTTGACACCAAGGCAGCTTTGCAAGATGGTTCTTCACGGGTAACTGTGTGGGATTCCATCACGCCAACTGCTTTCCTTGCTAAACGCAATGGAGACTTGTTGATTGGCAAGAATGGTTATGTGGGCAAGTATGGGACTTATCTTGACCATGCAAGCACATACCGATTGCAGTATTTCACCACCTATGCTGACCTGGGACAGCCCAATGTCACATCTATTCTGAAACGCATTGCTGTGGTGGTGATTGGTGGCTCGAATCAAGGTTTCATCATTAAGTGGGGATATGACTTCTCTGGTCAGTATTACTCAACTACTTTGACTATCCCTCCCTCTACTGTGGCAGAGTATGGAATTGCTGAGTATGGAGCAAATGGCTCTCCTGTTGCGTACTACTCTCAGGGCATTGCTTTGCAGACATTGATTGGTCAAACAAATGGCTCTGGCAAGACTGTGCAGACGGGCTATGAAGTTGAGATCAATGGGTATCCTGTGAGCATTCAAAAGATTGAGATTCAAGCCAAGAACGGCAAACTGGTTTAAGGAAGAAACATGGCAAATTACACTAAAACCACCAACTTTGCGGCTAAAGATTCTTTGTCGCCAGGGAATGCAAACAAGGTTGTTAAGGGAACTGAGATTGATACTGAGTTCACCAACATTCAGACTGCCATTGCTTCCAAGGCAGATGGAACCTTCACAAACTTTAGCTTTGTTGAAAGTGGCACTAATCTACTTATTCGTCATTCAGGAACTGATGTGATGAAGATTGACAGTTCTGGGAACCTGACTGTGTTGGGCAACATTGTGGCTAATGGCACTGTCTAATGGAAATCAAACCATTTTATTCTGGTAGGGGATACTACGACATCACCGCAGACAATGGTGAGAAGTATGTATTTGCCCCTCAAGAATTCGTAGAAAAGGGTTTTGTACAAGATGGATACCAGTATTGGAATCCAGATTTTTTAACTCCAGGAGCACTGAGTACGGCATCTGCCTTTACTCTGCCAAGCGATTCTTCTTTAACAGCCGCAGCAAAATCACTTTACAAAGAGCCAACAAAAGGGCTTGTTTGGAAAGCAGATGATTTTAATAAGATAAATGCAGGTAATTTTACCGTTCAAGGATATGTGCCAAGTGCTTCATATGGGGCAATTCAAGGATACACAATAAAAGATGGCGTTCCTTATTATGCTCAAGCTACACCCGATGGATCAGCTTACACCTTATTAGATAAGGCTGGACAAAGTGTAACTACTACGCTAACTTACACTAGAACTGGTGGCGGCGGTGGATTTTTTGCTGATTTAGGCAGAGAAATCTTAAAAGCTGGCCCAATTTTGCCAGCGGCATTAAATTTAGCGCTCCCTGGTCTTGGTACTGCTGTTGCTCTTGGAACTGCTGGTGGACTTGCCGCAACTGGTAGACCAGAAGCCGCACTGAGTTATGGAGCATCAGCGCTTGTTGGTCAGTTAGGCGTTGGTTCTGCTGTTACTGGCGCTACGGGTTCTACTCTTGCTGGACAAGTTGCATAAGGAACGACTGCTGGACTTCTTACTGGGAAGACACCAGAAGAAGCACTCAAGGGCGGTGTTGTTGGCGCTGGTGCTGGCGTTGTAGGAAGCACTATTGCTGGTGAAACTGGTTCTGCGGCTGCTGGTCAATTGGCGGCAGGAACCACTGCTGGCTTGCTTACTGGCAAGAATGTTGAGCAATCCTTGGCTCAAGGTGTTGGCAATGTAAAGCTAGATTCTCTAATCCCAGATACTGGTGTAACAGTTGCCAATGAAGCACAGGTTGCTGCTGGTCAACAAAACTTGCAGAATCAGTTGGCTCCTTTTGAGGTGGACACAACTGCATCAGCATTTGACACAAAAGACATTATTGATGATAGTTCTGGGTTTACTGTTTCGCAGCCAGCGACACCGATAACCACTGCAACACCTACAACACCGACTACCACCGCAATACCTACAACACCGATTACCGTAAATACTGGAGGAAATATGGCAACAGATTACACAGAAGACCCGTATGGCTACAGCGGAGGTACTGGAATAGATTCTGGTAGCAATATCGCTGATCCGTATGCTTTGCTTGACCCTGTAACTGGCGAATACTTTGTTGGCGCTGACGATCAAAACTATGATCCATATACAGCCACTGTAAGCGATGCAATTCAAGATTATGCAAAAGGCACTGGCCTATCAGTCAAAGATGTTGTTAAATTCTTTAAAGACAACCCTAATCTTGCTAAATCGGCAACCAGTTTGATTGCTGGTGGTGTTGGCTTGTTTGGCACTAAGTTGTCTACAGAAGCTGCCACTGCTGCCGCTAAAGCTGCCGCTGATGCACAGAAGTTCAAGCCTGTTGGTGTGACCACTAGGTTTGGCACAACAGACTATAAATACGATGAAGATAAAAATCTTATTAGTGCTGGTTACACGCTGACCCCAGACCTCAAGGCAATCCAAGACAAGTTAATGTCTGGTGCAACTCTGAGTCTTGATGAGGCTAAGAAGGTTGCAGACCTGTATGACCCACTGAAGAAGGCATCAGCAAGCCTCTTTGACTTGGGCACATCGTATCTTGCTAAAACACCAGAGCAAGTTGCCGCTGATTACATGGCAAAGCAACAAGACTTGCTGGCGCCTAGCCGTGAGCGTCAACTGTCTCAGTTGCAAAACACTTTGTTCCAGACAGGGCGTGGTGGTTTGTCTGTTGGTGGAACTGGATTACGCCCAGGTGGTGGTCAAGGTCTACGGGCGGCATCTCCTGAGATGGAAGCCTATTACAACGCATTGGCTCAATCTGATGCTGCATTGGCAGCAGGTGCACAGCAAGCTGGTCAACAGAGTGTTCTGTTTGGCAAGGGATTGCTTGGTGCTGGTGGTGAGTTCCTTGGCAAGTACACTGCTGGTCAGACTTCTGCCTATGACCCATTCAAGACTCTGTTGAGCACTGCTGGTGCTGTTGAGGGCATGGGTGCTGGCGCATTGGATGTTGGCACTGCACTGGGTGGCAGGACTACTACTGCGGCAAGTAATGCGGCAAGGACTTTGTTGCCAACTGCATCTGTTAACCCATATAGTTCGTTGTTTACAAGCCTTGCAGATGATCCACAATTTAAGGCGGCAGTTCAATCATTTTTAACTGGCGGTAAGCCGTAAAGGAAATAGTTATGGCAACAGATATTGTTGGTAGTTTGTTTGGTGTGACTCCTGAGTTGTACCAAGAGCAACGGGATCAGATGGCTCGTCAACGGGCTATGCAATTGGCTCGACTAGACCCTCTTGAGCAAGCATCCTATGGTGCTGCCAGGGCTGGTCAACAGCTTGGTGGTGCATTTGCCTCTGCAATGGGTGTAGAAGACCCTCAGATGCGTCTGATTAGCCAGCGCAATGCCTTGGCACGACAGATTGACATGACTGATCCAGATTCCATTATGCGTGGCGCACAAATGGCTGCTCAGATGGGAGATACTGCCACTGCTAGTGCATTAGCTGAATATGCTCGCAAAGCCTCTAGTGAAATGGCATTGACTCAGCAAAGACTGCGTGAGAGACAAGGCATTGACCTTGCCATTGGTTTCCTTCACCAGTTGGCGCAGGTTGGCGAAGCGGCCGAGAATCGAGTTGGGATCAATCTCGATCTTCGGCGACAGCGCCGCCTCGGCGACCTTCAGCCGCGCCTCCTGCTCCGTCTCGAAGATGGCGCTCAGGTGCGCATCCCCCACTTTGACCGCATACTTGCCGGTCTGCTCGACCCGGGCGATGGTGATGTCCTTGTCCAGGTCGGCATAGAACAGGATATTCCCGTCCTCGTCGGTCTTGGCCTTGGGTATCCCCATGAATGCCGCGACTTGCGGCGAGCGCTTGGCGACGATGTTCTGCGGTTTGCCGCCCACCATCTTTGGCACCGGGAACACCTTGCCTTGCGCGGCCTCCTGCGCTTTCAGGTCGTCGAGGGTGATGGTATCGGCGAAGCTGTTGTAGAGCGCCATCAGCGCCGGCAGGTTGGTGAACTTGGCGAAGCGGTTGGACTGGCGGAAGCCACTGCCCGATGGCGCAACCTCATAGACGCTCTCGACCTTTCCGAACTGTCGCGCCCAGGCGTCGAACACATGCAGCCCCTTGTCTTTCAGCGTCGGGTACTGCATGTAGCGCTGTATGTTGTACATCTCGACCAGCGAGTTCGATACCGGCGTGCCGGTCGCTGTGACGAACGTGGCTTTCTTGCCGAAGGTCTCGAACAGCCAGCGCACCTTGACGAACATATCGAAGGCCTTGCTCGATCCGGCAGGGTTCCCCATGCCCGGGTTGCGGTCCATGGTGGAGTGGTAGTTCAGATTCTTGAACTCGTGCATTTCATCG